GCCAAAATTTTAATTGATTGTTTTGTCCTTACTGTGGACATCACTGACTTATCAGTTTTTTGGATATTGTTTAAACTGTTATATCCGTCCAGTGCTATATTATCGCTCTTTGAAACCATTAACTAAATGTCATGATTGGTTAATCCACGACATCAATATTTGCCTTATGTAGCCTGCGTAGGAACTATAAATTCGGCAATTTATATCCATCTTGCGCAAGCACGGTATGCGTTTTAATCACCAGCCCAAGGTGAACATCCTTTCATGTTGTCATGATGCATTTATTGTCTGCCAAAGACATAAGAATTTTATAACTTAAGAAGAGAAGGGAGAAAAACTCCGTTTAAATAACTCTCATGATTAATTCTTACGTTATAATTGTTTTTCTTAAAAATTTTATTTAACTTCTTCTCTATCAAATTCGCTTCTGCGCGCGTGTAGTGACAAAGCTCACATTCTACCGCTGAAACTACCTCCAACAATTTGGTTTCTATAGTGTCTTCATCTTTGGGCTTGTTGACATAAGTTACCATACCCAAGATACTATCCAATGCTAAAGGAGCACTATAATATGTCGAAAGCCTTGTTTCTTTAAACTCTCTACAAAGAAAATTCACTTCTTGCCTATCTAAAAATTCCTTATTTATTGCCGTCTTCGTTGGATTAGTAAATTCCATACCGAAACTAGCAAATTGCTCTAATAGATAAACATTATTATACCACTTAAACGCGTCGGAGACGGATCCAACATTGTCGTCTCCGAATGCTGCAAAACTAAGATTCTCCTTAAAAACAGAACCGTCCATTTCAATTCCTCTCTCAATACAGCCTTTAACAAAAGCATAACTCATCACTAACACTGTAGAAAAAGATGAATACAAACTGGTAACCCACTGGCCTGAAGGATTACCTCTTAAATAAAAATAAGTGTATCCTCGTCCATGATGGAGCGTTGTTGACATAGTTTCGCACATTGCGCGCAACAAAACTTTATACGTCTTTGAATCACATATAAAGTTATAATCTAGGTATTTGAACAAATATTTAGAAAATTCCCTAGGAATAGTTATATCTTGTCCACTTTGATCCCCTCCAATATAATTTGGGTGTCGCAATACATGATTTGCTAAATTGTTCCAATCGTTTCCATGTACATTAATTCCACATTGGATAGGTTGAACCGATCTGTGGTTTTTCAAATATTGAACAATAGGCATGAACAAGATCTTTTGCAAAACACATTGATGCGTGTTTGCAGAACAAAACAACCTTGTTTTGTGATCCTTGACTCTCTCTTCTTCTCTCAATTCATCCTTTAGATCATCCTTCACTGAGAGCACGAAATTTTCTCCATCCAATATAGTTTCTATCATACATATCATATCGTTGACAAAAGACACAGATATTGTCTTCTCTTCAACATTCCAATAAGCAGTCTTTTTACCAAAATCCGGAGGTCCAGCTGCCTTAATATCTTTGAACGAATCAAAATCCCATCTATTATTATCACGATCTACAACCGAACCTCCCAAGGTTGCTGCTTTCACCAATTGTTCTATTGTTGATCTGTCTGCAAAGTCGAAGTTTGGTAACTTCGGCTTAGTCGGAGTGGGGCACAACGGGGAAAATATTATTTCAGGGTGACTATTTACATATTGTTCAAGCAAAGAATTGGGCGCCACTTGTTTCACCTTCGAATCATATTTGGCTATAGCATTATTATATGCCTGACTACCTAGTTTTGCTGGATACATTTTGGTAGCTACAGGAAATGCCTCATAAATATCTTTCTCCAATCCGGTCGATACTAAATTTGACTTCTCACTAGAAAATGGTAACGACTTTGTAAAAGCAGGTGCCATATTGGTATTTTTGGATTTAGAACCTTTCATCAAATTGAGATCGTACCTTGACTCTCTAAAAATGTTCATCTGACTAGTAGCATCTATACAATCCTCTTTATATATCGGACAAACTAATGAATCGTTTCCAACTTGACCTATATGAATTCCTATCAACCATTCATTATCGTTCGACGTGACAGGCAATCGCACAGGGAACCCACAAGCACCCATAAATCCTCCTCCATCTATCATCACATAATAGCCTTTAAATCTAGTTTCTAGAAATTCTCCATATTGAGTGACCATAGAACAAGTTTCTGAACCTGATTTATACACCAATTCCTTTCCTTCTGAAGCATAATGCTTAACTGAATCATCTCCGACCATACCTTTAATCAATCGAATCGGTTTATAAACGTTAGACGGTTGCTTCTGGTTTGACTTTAATTTCGAAACATAATTTTTGCAAAAACCAATAGATTGCTCAAATTTTATTCTCGCCAAATCTCTGTCGGGAAAATCTTTAATCTGCACATTAGACCTCAAAAAACTTACCGGAGCTTCTCCAGAAACTCCGTAAACACGCAATTGGCATATTGGTCCAAATGACACAGCGTGCTTTACGATGAATCCTACTTTATCGGAAATCATTAAAATATTCGTATCATATTGATGACCGTTTTCCAACTGAATTTCTAATATCCTAGAATTATTCATGAAACTAACTATGCCTTCGAAAGGATTGTACATCTGACTGACTTTCTTCGGCATATGATATCTCGAATTAATGGTCATCTTCTTTGGAGCATCTCCCACATGGTTAAATTTCGATTGCGAAAAAGCGCAATAATCTTCCAACGGGCTCAAATTGTCATCTTCTTCACGTATCTTTGTCTTAAATTTATCCATCATTATATGGACGATCGAGCCTGCTACTGCAGCTATAAGAGCTACACTTGCTATAACTGCAATCAACATAACAGACGAAGGAGCTGTAGTAGAATACTCGGTGATCTGATTCACAAAAGCGTCCACCTTGTTATCTATCCACTGAAAAGCTTTACTTCCTCCATCTACAATAGATTTTTGTAACTTCAAAAAAAATTCTTTTGCCGAAGCAGCTAAACAACTTATATACCACGTCACGCCCAAGACCTTTTTATGGCTAGGGATGACCCCATTCATTTCATCTGTCGAAAACAGTTCATTTTTGTTGACTAATCTTGCTTTCTTTTTATCTAAAAACACTTCCCAGTAAAATTCATTAAACATGAAATAATGTCTACCTGACTTCACATATCTGTGAACAATTAAGCGATGTCTACTATTTGCCGGTTTATAATCGAGGTCATCCGGAATCAAAATGTTGTCCAAACCCGGAGCAAAATTAATCTCGTCCGTCGCAACGAAGGTCAAAACTGGAGATACACTCAAAATTTCTTCTTCAACTTCTATCATCTTATCTGTTATATTTACTTTGATCTTGTCTAACTCTATCTCTGCATCTTCCTTCAATTTTTCAAAGCTCTTCCCAGCTTCTCTCAACAATTTCTCGAAAGAACCTTTAGCCATCCCTTTCATTTGAGACTGAGCTAAATGGATATGTGAATTTTTCAAAATATTGTCCTTAGTCATCTGAGAGTCCATCGTTAATTTTTTCTCTATTGTATATGTCCTTCGCTTCAAAATGAGTGCGATAAGAGTCGACATATGAATAGGTTGTTCATAAACTCTAAATCCTTTGATCATCTTGGTTGAAGTTCCCTCTATTTCAATACCGGTCGATAACCAAGATGGGCAACCAAAATCTATTACATAAAACTCCCAACACGCATCTATGTTGTTTTTACTCGCGTCATAATCTACGAAACTGGATCCCTGTTTTTTCCTTTGTACGTAAACAGGAAAATTCATACGTCGTTCCAATGCATCTTTTGTGAATAAACCAACATTATGAAAATTTGGTCTATTCGACGTGATCATAACATATGGTGAATTAAAATAAGTTTTGCCTTTCCTATCAAATGCCATATTGCAAGCATAAGACCCACCTTCGCAAACTCCCATCAACATTTTCGCTTCTGTCATATTGGATTCCGTTGTGCTACCTATGAATGCATCATTGAAGACTACAAATGGCTGCCCATTGTATTCTTCCCAGTATTCTGACTCTTTTTGCTTGCAATACATATGAACGTCCGGTTTAAAATCTCCGTAATGCGCTATCGTCTGGTCATGTGCCATTAAATTTGCTGCCAAAACATCCAACATAAACGTTTTACCTTGAGCAGTGGGACCTGCTATATAAATGGTTTGCGGTTCCACTCTTGAAGCGCATCTATTTTTTGAAAATTCCACTTTCTTTTCCAATGCCATGAGAGCCGTAAATAAAGTGCTAACATTCGGTGGCATCTTATAACCGCTAGTTGCTGCCATAGCTGTTATGCCATCCCGAACTTTGCAAACGTCCATAACCCTCTCTCTAAATTTGTCGTCAGAAGTAATCTTAATGTCCAAATTCGGATCCATAAGTATGTTATAAACTTCAGACAGCCATCCGGAAATTCGTTCAGTTTCTGTGGCTTCAAATTCCCAACCTAAATATTTGTACAAAAAAGATTTTACAATAGGTTCTACATAACCGGAAATTGATTTGGCCATATCCGAGTCTGTTACCTTAGATATTGCCGTGTGGGACGCATTAAATGCCGCCAATACCTTGTTCGCATCTATAGGGCCTTTTCCCATGAATGTTGACGCAAACACAATTAAGGACAATATCGATGAAACCATACCTGTTTGAGATTGTCCAGGCAAGGGTTCATCATAAACTTCTATTTCATCTTCTTCTGCCATACAACGCAACAAAAAATTGCAAACCGCTCTAGAGACGTTTGCCGCGTAATACAATATAATTGCTATAAAGCAAACGCTCAGAGCTCTCGCTATTTGAGGCAAATACTTGAGGACGCTAGAAAATGCATCCATAAGGCCTTTCTTTATACGTTGAAGCGTTTGTAATCCCGCTGATACATATGTAGTACAAGAGGCCCACGTGTTATACGCCGCAACAGCCGACGATATTTTATTCTTAATACTCTGGAAAAAACTAGCCGTAAATGACTCATCTTTATCTTCGTCGCTAGATCTAGA